TATTGTTACACCATCTTGGTCTGCTCTAACGTAAAACCTCAGAAATTCAGACGATTCGAGCGTTTCCTCATTTGAAGTCCAGTAGTTGTATGCTCCCAAATCCCTCGTTACTCTAACCTGATTGGCATCGCTTTTTGTGATATTTATTGAGTAACTGCCTGTATTTACAATCGTGCTTTCCACTGCTATCGTCCCGCTTCCTTCAACAACAGACCAATATGAAGTATCTGAATCTTCAATCACATCTCCGCTTGTCGGGTCATACCAATTTGAAATCGGATTGGAAGCAAAGTAATCGGCTATATCTTTGAAAGTGTAAGCATTAGCCCAAGAATCTCCCTTTCCTGTTTCTGGAGTTAATACTATTCGTTTATAGGTTGTATCAAATGATATAGCCATTATACTGTTTGTAAAGTTCTAACTTGTTTTAGAATTTCAAGTATATGTTTTCTTTCTTCTTCTAAATTGCGTAAATTGGTAAATTTATCCTCATTCGACACTTTAATTTCGTCAGGCTGACTTTTCAGAAACTTGATTTCCTTTTCTATTTCTGTAAGTCGGTTTTTCAATTCTTGTAAATCTATTCTTCTTCTTGTAACTTCTTCAATTGTATTCTCATTTATTTTTATGTATTCTTTCTTCATACTGCTTCCTTATAAGTAGCGTAATTTAAAGTTGTTCTATTTTGCCACGCAGTTGAATAAGAAGTAATAGATGAATTATTATTTTGAGAAGCCCACCTAATAGAAATTCCTGAACTTTCATCAATTTTAAAAATTATCCAATTTCCGCTTATGTTCTCTATTCCCACATAAGTTAAGGTTTCTGATGCTTCATCAATATCGTTTATTCCCCACTTATCATTTTCTGGTGGAGCCGAACCTCCAAACTCAATAGCAGGTTTAACAACAGATTTATAAGCCATTTTAAATCTCTTTAAATAGTTTAATGATTGCCTTTATTTTTTCTTTAAATTTTAACTCATCTATTTTATCCTCCTGAGATTTCTTATCTTTTGTTTCTTTTTTTACTACTAAATAAGTGTAAATTTTATCTAAAGGATGAATTCCTGGTTTATAGCCCAATTTTGAGTTTAAATTCCTTACATATTCATAAAAACTTTCACTTTTGGCTTCCTTATACCAATGCTTCCAAATCAATTCTAACTTCTCAAATACTTCTCTTTCTGTTAAGTCATCATATTTCAAATCTAAACAATTAGCTGCTCTAACCACCTCTAAATTGTTAATAGAAAATTCAGGAGAAACTTCCTCCTCTTTTGTTTCTTCTGTTTTTTCATTTAATTGATTGGTCTCTTTATTTTCCATGTTTCTTCATTTTGTGCATTCTCACCGCTCTTTCGTTCTTTCCTACCCAACCACAAACATCACAATAGAAAACTTCCTCTTCTTCTTTAGAGGTTTCTCCTACTACCTCTTTTGGGGTTTCAACGTTCTCGTCTTTTATCTCTTCTAAATCAGGACATTCTCTTAACCATCTCAAATAAGGAGAATTTTCAGGAAATTCTTTTATTTCTCCTGGGTCAAAGATAAAATCGCATCCTGTTACAGTTAGCATTGTATTCAATTTGTTTTTAAATTTTGGCATATTAAAATTCTTGTTCTGGTGGTAAATAAACTTCGACCTTTCCATCTTTTAATTCGGGAAGAGGACTTTCCTCTAATTCCCAACAAGCCAACGCAAAGGCAATTACTAAATCATCGTGTTCTCCTGAAGGAGCATGATACTTAATAATTCCTGCTAATGTTTTAGTAAAAGTAAAGGCTCTTAATTGATTAATTAATTCTTCACTATCTCCTCCTTTTGCTGGTAAGGCAATATCTCCATTTTGAATTAAAACAATTGCTTTCTCAATTAATTGTCTTTTTGAAACATTTGAAGAAATTTTATAACCCATTACATGATAACCTTCATCGCTTAATTGCTGAACAAAAATATCTCCTGATGACACTGAGGTAGCATCCATCCAAATTGGACACTTCCCATATTTATCAGCCATTGCCTTAATTCTTTCCTTTTGAATGTCCCAATCTCCTTGAAAAAATATCGCATCTGCCACCTGATTGGTCATCATATCAATCACCACAATGGCTGTATAATCCTCATATTTTCCCAAATCTACTCCCATTACATACAAATGGTTCTCATTATAATCTAACGGAATTGAATAGTTTTTAATACAGTCATCAATATGAGCAAAAACAACTGCCCTCTCTAAAAATTCAGCCATATATTCTTGCCTAAATATAGTTTCTGGCAATCTCTTTTTCTCTTGTTCCCATTTTTTTCTATCAAAATAGGGATTCTCAAGAGATGCCCAATGAAAAGCTGCTCCTTTTTCTTTGGCTTTCCTCCATAATTTCCAAAACCAATCCCTCCCTCTGGGAGTAGAAATATAAAAATATTTACCCAATTTTATTCCTGATGCTGGAATAATGTAAGTATGATGTATTTTTTCTGGAATTCTGGTACACTCATCAACAATTATTAAATCATATCCCTTACCTAAAATCTGGTCTGGTTGTTCTGTTGATTTTGCCTCAAGAATTGAACCCCATTTTGTAACGATTCTTGGAAATGGCTTATTATAAACCACCATTTCCCCCTTAAAATACTTCCCAATCCAAATCCTCAAATAATCCAATACCCTTCCACACAAACTATAACTTGGAGCAATCAAACATACGCTTTTATCTTCCTCTAATAGCGTTTTTAAAGCATAATAAGCACATAAAATAGTTTTTCCGCTCTGTCTTCCAGCACAAATCACAATCTCATTAGCATTACATTCCAACACTTCTTTCTGCTTCTGATGAGGCTTAAATTTAATCAATTCCTGTAGCTTCTCATCATCAACCACTCTTTTAATCACCTTCTCCCTCTGGGTTTGTTTTATTGCCCTTTCTTCAGCCTCAATCTCCTTCCACAACTTAATCGCCTTCAGTTTAATATCATCATTCCCCTTCTCAATCATATCTTTTATTATCTTTTCAAGGTTCTTCTTGGTCAATCTAATGCGATATTTTCCTCTTTTTTTTGTGGTTTTTGCCATATTTTGAGATTAAAAAGGGGTTTTACCTCAAACTGTGTGAGGTGGCTATATTCCCAATAAATTTTGCCGATGGCAGGGGTGCCTCTTTCGTTCATTCCGCCTTCATTTTAGGTTCATTTTTGGGTAGTTAACTTCTATTAAGATACATTATGCGAAGTATAGAAAATTTGCGGGTGGTTGCAATCTAACCATTCTCTCCTAACCATTCTCTCCTTTTTTTAACTATTCTCTCTCCTTTTTGTTGTTTGTTTTTTGTTTAAGTATTCTTTCTGTTTAAGGTCTCTTTCTCTTTTTTTTCTTTTTGTTTTCTTGCTTTTTTGCTTTTTTGCTCCTTGTTTTTTGTTTTCTTTTGGCTTGGTTTTCTTTGTTTTTTGGCGCGGTTTTTGGGAATTTTAAAAATGTTTTTGCGGGTTTTTGATTGTTCTTTTTCTTTTGGGCCCAGTTTTTTTATTTTTTGGCGTCTCCTTCTAAATCCTACAAGTTTTCAGTTATTTCTTGCCTCTTTTTTTCTATATAACATATTTTTGAAAAAAAATCAAGGGGTTTTAATTTTTGAGACATCTTGGGGGCTTTTATATACATTATATAATAGGGCGGTTTTTGGTTATTTTTTATTTGTTTTTGAGTTTTCCACAGGTTGGGTCTTGACAGGTGTTTTTGGTTTGCTAAAATGGAAGTGAAAAAGGTCGACAAAATTAAAAATTAAAAAATTAAAAATATGAAAAGAGCATTTAAAATAGTAAGAATTGATAAAAAAACGAACACAAAAACAGAAGAAAGCATTGATAGTTTAAAATACGCTTTAAAGGGAAGTTATAAAGACATTTCAGGTGCAATCTTTCAATTGATAACTCAACAAGTAAAACAATTAGAAACACCATTTGCTATTTGGAGATTAGAAATTCGCAAAAAATAGTTTAGCTGCTGGCTCTGCTCCTTTACAGGGGCAGAGACGAGAAGCTAAAAATTAAAGGTCGGACTTCTCAAAATTAAAAAAACAATTGAAAACCATGACAAAAGAAGAAATAAATTTAGAAATAATACTGGCAGATAGAAACTTTGAGGCTTGGCTTAATAAACACGGATTAGAAATTGACGAGTTATCATACGACAACCTACAAATTCTCTATCTACAATTTATCGCTCAAACAATAGTTAAACCAGTAATCGAAGAAATGATGAGTAATTAGTTTGGCTTCTGGCTTCCCTCTTTTCCTCGCAGAAGCGGGAGAAGAGGGGGAAGACGAGGGGCTAAAAATTAAAGGTCAAAATTAAGAACTTAAAACAAAAACATGCCAAAAATTTACATAAAAATAAAAAAAAGAAAAGCGGGAAGTTTTACCGCTAAAATTTGCAAAATAGAAGGCAGTAAAGGAGTTTTAAGAGACGGCAGACCAGTAACAAAAAAGGGAGAAAAGTGGTATTATGAAGCAAAATAACAAAATCAAAAGGTCGCCAATTAAATTAAAAAAACACCAAAACCATGCTTAGACAATTTTTAACTTTCTTGCTTATTCTTCTACTCTTTGCTCTCTTTCTCTATGGTCTCCATATTGGGCTGAAAAAAACCGAAAAGATTGAGTGCTTAAAATGGAAAAGATACGAGAAAGAATTTCCAGATTTTTATTGGACAAAGTGGCAGATTTTACAATGTGCTCAATTTGATATTTACCCCGAAAAATAAAAGGTCGGCTAAAATTAAACCAATTTAATAATTATGGCTAAAAAATACCATAATTATGGTAAAATCTGGAACGCTTACTTAATCAACCGCTACCCAATAATGGCTACTTATGCCTACGCAGTGGCTAAAAAATGCGGATTTAATGAAAATTTAGCCAAAAGTTTGGCAATTGGGGTTGCTACTTATTACGCTATCCTCAAAAATATAGGCATTGGGCGATACGGAAAAGCCAGAAAAGAAGGAAAAGGAACGCTTGATGATTATTTAATTGATACAGACGAACTTAAAAAGATAAAATATATTGATTTTTGCGGTGGCACTTTTGCTATCAAAGGCGGAAAAGTAATTGGAATTGCTACAATTAGAGGAAGGCAAAGTCCTTCAAGTTTTTATCCTGAAAAATTTGACTGGCAGGTTAGAAAACTGGAAGCAGTTAAAAAAGGATATTTCAATTTGTTGGTCCAAAAATGGGAAGAAATAATTAAAGAGTATGATTTGGAGCAATTAAAAAATGGTAGATTATTCTTTCAGGTTTGGCAAAAGTGGAGAGATAAATTAAGAACCGCTGATTTTATTAAAGGTCGGCTTTAATTAAAAAACCCTCAAAACTATGACAGCAAAACAAAAAGCCGAACTTGAGAAAGAAATGAAAAAATTACTAACCGATATTAAAAACGGGGTTTATTTTGAAAAGGAAGACGAGTATATAAAAACCAGAGACAAATTTTTAGAAAAGGTGAAAAGATATAAATGCGAATTGTGGGCAATGACAAAATATGCGAAACTGATGAAAAAGATGCTGAAAAACTAAAAAAAGGGGGAGAGGTAAATTATTTATTTCTCCCCTTTTAATTCTTTTTTTAGAACCGATAAAAAGATTTCATCAGTCCTTAATCTGTGTCTCAATAAATTTACCATTATCTCCATTTCTGATAGTTCTTTTTTTACATTTTCAATGGTTTTCTTTTTCTCATCAACGGCGCTTAATGGATTTTCATTTGGTTTGGTAATTATGGGAGTTTTATCAAACTCTTTTAGTTTTTCTTTTAAGTCGTCTATTAAAAGTTCTCCTCTTTTTATTTCTAATTCTGTTTCCCAGATAAGTCTTTGGAGTTCATTGATTTTGTTTTTTAGAAATTGTTTTTTGGTCATAGGTTTGTTTAGCTATTGTTGTTCTTTATAGAAAACCTCTTCTAAAAATTTTTGTAAAATTTGTTGTTTTTTATTGAGAGGAAGATTTTTCCACTCAACGCTCTTTTTGGCTAAGTATAATCTTCCTGAATATACTCCCTGACATTGGAGGTAATTCTCCTCTATCTCCTCTTTAATTGTTTTCTTTTGTTTTTTCATAAGTTTTAATCTTACCCGCCAGCCATTGTTTATTTGTTCTGGCGGTCGGTCTGGAAGATACCTCCAGACCTTATCCCGACAACCTCGAGGACTTGCCGAGCGCGATTTTTATTTTTTTATACATCTAAATCAAATTTTTTGATATGTTTAGGGGTTAAATTGATATAAACATTTCCTTTTTTATTTATATCAACCAAGTGCCATCCTCCACCAGAATACCATCCTCGTCTTTCAACCATTCTAATGATTGCGTCGGCAAACCTATCCACTTCTTCAGGGGTTATACTCCTGCGAGGGTGATAAATAACTAAATCCATAGAAATTCCTAAATGCTTTTTTGGGTTTTTTGCTTTTTCTTTAACCTTCTTTTGTTTTTTCATAGGTTATTTAACTATTTTGCTTGATTTGTCTATCATACATTACTATTGAACCAGCAACTGCTACATTAAGACACATTGGTGTATCAATAAAAACCTTAGGATGTCCTTTCATTATTTTCTCTGGCAAACCGCAATCTTCTGCCCCCAACAAGTATATTGCTCGTTCTGGATGGTTAAAATCTTTCAAATTCTCTGCACCTTCTGTTTGTTCAACCATTACTAATATACAATCTTTGGGCATTGCTTTGTAAAAATCCTCATAAGTCAGATACTCATATAAAGGAATATGCCTAAAAGCCTTTATGGTATCACTTGCCTGTTTTTTATATCTTCTTCCAATTGTAAAAATGAAACTTGCCCCAAAATTAAACGCTGAACGCCACAATGTTCCTAAATTCATCTTTGTTTTAATATTATATACCCCTATCCCGAAGTATCCTCTTTGCCTTATTGTTTTTTTGAGAGATTTTCTTTTAGCCATTGTTGTTGGTTTTGGTTGATATCTTTTAGGGCTTCATTATAACCAGTTATTTTATTACATTCAGGACAAATACAATCTTCTCCACTCCTATGGTCTGTAGGATAATGCCATTTTTCTATTTTTGTTTCTTTTATAAAGCGTTGAAGTGTTTGGTGGAGAACATCTAAAATTTTGTCTCTCCAGTTATACATTCCCCTTCTTCCAGAGTTTGGTGTATAACCCGAATAAAAATCCTCTAAAATCTCTATTATCTCCTTTTCAATTGTTTTCTTTTGTTTTTTGGTCATAAAACTCATTGAGTTTCCTTATAACCTCATTTAATTTATTCATCAAAACTTCAAAATTAGTAGCATCAAGTTTTATTTCTACGGGCTCACCATATAAATCACAAGTTGTCAGAAAATCATAAAGGGTTAATTCTTCAATTATTTTGTTTTGTTTTTTCATAGGTTTTTTAATTTTTTACTTCTTTATACTTTGACTTTTCAAATTTACCAGTGGCTATCTTATAAATCTCTTTAAGCGTCTGGAGCGAAATTGTCACTTCTTCAAACTCTATTCTACGCGGCCAATCACTATATTTCATCCATATTTCACAAACTTTAAGCTCATACTCTGTTGGAGCGAAACCAGGAATATTCTTTTGAGTTTCAAAAACCTCTACAAAATACCTGTCTCCCCAGACTGCTTTTTCTTTTTTGTATTCTACTCTTATAGGTTTTCTTTTAGCCATTGTTTCATTTTCTTTTCAATTTCTTGTTTTGCTTCAAATTTAATTTTGCTCTCTTTTGCTAAGTCTGGATATTTGTCTGATAAAACAGCATTTCTATACATTTTTCCCACTGTCTCCTCTATAAAGCGTTGAAGTTCATATTTAATTATTTCTGGGACAACAACAAGAAACGCAACTTGCATCGCTCTGGCAATCTTTTCCATACCTAACGCCTCAAGCTCTCTACTCTTTGGCATCACATTTTCAAATTCTCTAAAGAACAAAGCAAATTGAGTGTTTAACCTATTTCTTTTTATGTTTTCTAACATCTCCTCTTTAATTGTTTTCTTTTGTTTTGGCATAGTTTTTTTATTTAATTAACCCTCTCTCCAATGCTTTCTTTTTCTTGCCCAAGTTGGTTTTTTGCCCGTTTTTTTACAGATTTTTCTTCTACGACCTCGTGGCATAGTTAGTTAAAATTAAAATACTCTTTTAACGCTTCTTTAATGATGTTTTTAGAATACTTTTTACCATCTATTTCTATCATTTCTTGAGATTTTTCTTCTGGTTCAATCAATTCTAATCTACCATAACCAATTTTAGCATTTAATTTAGAACATCTAATATAAGAATAATTCTCATCATACAAGCCTGCGAATATCTTATATCTATCGTCTGTAATTGTAATTTCTCGTCTTGCTTCTATTTGAAAATCTGCCCTTATCATTTTTTTGCTTTCAATATACCCATCAGTCTCAATAAACCCACCAGCCTCAATAGACCCATTAACCTTAATATACTCACCAACCTTAATATACCCATCAACCTTAATAAACCAACCAGCCTTAATATACCCATCAGTCTTAATAAACTCACCAGCCTTAATAAACCCATCAACCTCAATAAACCCACCAGCCTTAATAGACCCATCAACCTCAACATATTCACCAACCTTAATATACCTACCAACCTTAATAAACCAACCAACCTTAATAGACCCATTAACCTCAATATACTTACCAACCTTAATATACCCATCAACCTTAATAAACCCACCAACCTTAATATACCCATTAACCTCAATATAATTATCAACCTCAATATAATTACCGCCTTTAATCTCTAAATCACCATCTACCAATAACCGTCCTGTAATTTTTGGGGAGTATTCAAATTCAGCATCGCCCCTAATATGATAACCATAATTGTCTTTGTGTTTTTCTAAATCTTTTTGATTTTTAATGATATATGTTTTCATATGTTTTACTACCCGTTTTTTTGATTATTATACACCTCCTCTGTGTAATACCGAATACTATCAAGTTCCTCTAAAACCATTTCCAGCATCTGTATAATTTTGTCCAGTTTCTCTTCATATCCTTCTTTTTGCTTTTTTGTTTGCTTTTTAGCCATAATTTTATTTAATTTAGACCGACCTTTATAAGTTAAATAGTTTTATTATTTCCTCTGCTTTTTCTTTGCCAACCAATTCTTTTAGTTTCTTAATTTTTTTGGCTCTTTCTCTTTTTCTTTCTTTTTCTTTCTCTTTCCAATAACAGTCGCTACAGTATTGTTTTCCGTTTTCAGATATTGAGGTTTCACCAAAAGTATTTTTCCCACAAATAGAACATAACCATTTTGGTTCAGTGCCTTTCTTTAAGTAGAAATCACATTCTGTTCGGTTTGCCTCAATATTTCTACCCGTTTTATCTACTATCAGGTAGCAATAATCTTTACCATCATACTCGCTTTTTCGTCTCCAGAAACAAGTTTTACATTTGATTTTTTTCATTTTTTAATTTCTCTTTTTAGTTTTTTAATCTGCTCCTCTAACCATCGCACACCATAATAACTTGTTAGTTTCTTTGCTTTCTCGTATTTTTTTAATAATCTTTTAAGCCACCTTTCTCCTCTTTTTTGAATTATTTTCAGTTCAATTATACTTGATGATTTTGTATGATGTAATTTGAAGTGACAATCTTGACAAAGGACGATTAGATTATCTTTTTCATAAGTTAACGCTTTACACTTGCTTCTAAAAATGAAATGGTGAACTACTACTCCTTTTTTGCTTCCACATATTTCACATCTATCGCCGTATAACTTAAACGCTAATTGATACATTAACCGCTCTGCTTCTTTTTTAAGTTCTCTTTTTTTATTCTTTTTCCTCATTTATTTTTAATTTTTCCCAACATTTTCTACAGCAAGGTTGCCAAACTCTTTCAATTTTTTCATCGTATATTTCCTCCTCTTTTATTTCTCTACCACATAAAATACACTTAATTTTCTTTTCTGTTTTTTGGCTCATAATACCATTTTTGAAAAATCTTGCGGGTTGTTTAAATCTAAATCTCTTTGCCAGTAAAAATCTATTAAACTATACTCTTTTCCATCAATTCTGCTCTTAAATTTCTGATTGTTTTTTATTGCTCGCTGTCTAATCTGTTGATAAGGAATAGTCATTGTTTCGCCATTTGAAAGCAATAATATCCTTAAATCTTTTTTCTCTTGAAGGGCTTTCTTTACCTGATAATCCCTTAATGAGGCATATTTACCCTTCCACAATCTATTTATTTTTACCAATAAACTCTTTGACTTTTTTGATGTGTTTACACTCATAATTTGGATTTTTAGCGTGAACCAAGTAATCCCAACATTCACAACTCATTCTGCCATTTTTGTATAAAACCACAGTATAATACTCTCTTGGGTTTGAAAATGACCTTACTCTCCAAAAATCTTTTACTTCCTCAATTCTTTCTTTTAAGAACTCATTTTCTTTCTCCTCAATAAATTCCTCCAAATCCATATTTATAAAATTTCTTCTGGAGTAATTTCATTTTCAGAAGCAGGAACATCCATTTGGGTTTGTTCGGGTTTCTTTTCTATTAACACTTCGTATTTTGTATTTCTTCCTTCACCAATTCTTTTAATTGCTACCACATCTCCTTCTTTCGCATCTTTCATTTGCCGAGCCAAAGAAACAGAAGTACTATTTAATTGCCAAATCTTATCTCCGCTTAACTCTTGAAAAGAATAACAAACAACTTTTTCTACTCTCCCAAATCTTTCTCTCTCAACAATTTTATAGCCCTTGTAAATTCCTTTAAATATCTCACCTGATTTAAGGGTTAGAAAATTTGATTTGTTTTTAATGAATTCTTCTAATGTTTCCATAGTTTTATTCAACAATTAAATTTTCTTGTTCTTTTTCTATTTGTTTATTTGCTTCAGCATCTAATTCTTTATTTGCCTCCTCAATTTCTTTTTCTTTTTTCAAGTCCTCCACTATTTCTTGAGCAATCTTTTGAGACCCTTTTAATTCCTCTCCTTCTGAATAAAACACATCAGTAATTTCACAAGCAAGTTTAACTAACTCCTCTCTTGAAAGTTTATCTTCTTTTACTCTCCCCGCATTATCATTACACAAACTTGAAAAAATACTTTGCCTCATTATTCTCTTTTGCTCTAATTCAAGCGGATAATTTTCTTTTTCTCTAAATTTCTCTAATGAATACACTAATGGAAACAAGATACCATCTTTCTGTAAATGGGCTGCCAGTTTTAAATAATAATGAAAATCTCTTGCCATAGTTTTAGTTTTTATTATCCGACCTTTGATTATAATGGGTGCGTAATAAAATACTGGAAAGAAGTTTTTGGTGTTGGCTAAAAGCCTTCCTAAACTCTTTCCAGCGTTTTTTTAATTCTAAAAGGCGTTCTTCGCTTCTTAAAAGTTGTCTGTATCTTTTTTCTGGTAATGATATTTTTCTTGGCATAGTTTTTTTGTTTTATTATTCTTATTCCATTTTAATCCAAGCAAGAAAACCTGTCAAGAGGTTAAAACCCTTGAGTTTTCCACAGGTGTCTTTTTAAGCCCTAATACCGATTCTTAATCTCTGTTCTCCCAACATTTTCTGGAAGCCTTCCAATGTTTAGTTCCTTCTGTCTCATATAACCACTTACAGGCTTTTAATTGTTCTTTTGGGTCATTCCAATCTATCTTTCCTAATTCTTTCTCTACTCTTTCTCTTGTAGGTTTAATCATTTGGCAAAGCCCGTAAGCAGTTGATTTTTTATTTCTTACCCACCATCTCCAATTAGATTCACACTCAATAATTTTGCGAAGCGTCTCATCTATTTCTAATCCTGTCTGGTTATACACTCCTAATAAAGAATTTCCTTCAATTACTATCAGCCCTTGCGTTTCTGCCCCAAAAGGGGCAGGGGCTTGAGCCGAAATCGGCAAGAACCCAAGCCCCGAAAAAATCAAGATTAGGGCTACTGTTTTCCCAACAAACTATCAAAATACTGCTTGAAAAACACGGCAATGGTATTGAGTAATGGAATTACCCAACCGTATTTTCCAAGATAAACATATGCCTCGCTTGATGCCAACCAGGTAATAACCCAAGCCGCCAACCAAGAACCAAACGAATAAAACAAGGCTTTCCAGAACCCTTTTGTTTCAACTGCTTTTGGAATACTGGTTAAAATTCTCATAGTTTAATTTAGGATTATTATTTTCCGACCTTTGGATAGTTGGAAGAGGTTTAATATTTAATGCCTGCCTCTGGGCATATATTTCTAATAATTCTTGTTCATTTAAGGGCTCGCAATCAAGTGGAATTTCGTTTGGAACACAAAATCCAATAACTACTCTTTTATTTCTTCCTACTCCTATCACTCCTAATTTATGATAAGACAAATTATGGGAGTAAAAATCTTTCCATTCTTTATACCCAATTTCTTTTTTAACCCAATAAATTTTCACGCCTTTTCGCCAATCGTATGGCATTTGTTTTATCCATCTTTTTTACGACCTTTTATTGGTTCAATATCATCAAGGGGTTCATCTATGAATTTATGGACGGTTTCTAATGTCCATTTAATATCAGTATTTTCGCAAAGCCAGTCCATTGTTTGAGTAATTTCTTCGTCTGTATAACCTTCAAGCATTTGGGCGGGACGCAACTCTCGTTTCAACGCCGCCTGATATTGTTTCTCGTTTCTAAACTCATAACCCTTATATTTCCAGTAAAGGGCAATTATTTGTAAATCTCGGCGTTTAGAAGAAGATAGTTTTTCTAATTTCTCATAAAAATTAAAATCTTTTAAATTCTGCGATTCTTTTGAATCGCTCTCTTTAGAGATATTATTATTGATATTATGTTTGTATGATATATTGTTTGTGCTATTAGTTTTAACTAACACCCCTGTTAGTTTAGACAAACACCTCTGTTTGTTTAAACTAACACCTTCATAAAACTCTAATTCTTTAATCTTTGGTAACAACCTTATATATAAACTTCTATCTGGGGCTCGGAAGACCTTAATAAATCCTTCTTTTTCAATTTTTTTTATTCTTTCACTAATACTTGCTTTATTTTTAATTCCTAATAAGGGCATCTCTTTGATTAAATGGTTAAAGTTTATCCAAGTGTAATTATATCTTTTACCCCCTTCCTCAATCGTTAATCTTCTAACATTTTTATCATCTGCTAAACAAAAAGCCCTTAAATAATCTAAAATTGCCGCATCTTTTATATCTAACTTGGTTTTACTTAAAACTATTTGGTTAACAGAGATATAGTATTTCATATAATTAGAAGTGGTTTAGGAGTGTTTTTAATTCTTTCTTCTGCCATTTTTACATAATCAGGGTTTAACTCTATTCCAACAAAATCTCTACCTAATTTTTTAGCTACTACAGCAGTGGTTCCACTTCCCATAAAAGGGTCAAGGACTATACCGCTAACCCAGCCAGCATTGCAACCGCAGTCGGTCCAGCCAATAGTTTGATGAAATGCCTCTTTTCTTTCTTTATAAGGTCTTGCTGTTAAATCATCTTTTAAGTTGCCCTTGTTAATATTGTTTCCAGTTGTTATATAACTTGTTTTTATCATCCTCTCCCTCGCCTTTCCACACTTCTTACAAATCCATTGAGGACAACCTGCTTTCATCATTGGTTCTACTAATCGTTCGGGAAAGGTTGCGAAATGTGTTTCTGGGAATGGTTGGGTTGCAATAGTCCAAACATCACCTGGATTTTTACCACCATTTTTTGCTTTCCAAATTTTATACTTCTCTGGAACTTTCTGTCCTCCGTAAAAAGTTTGTCCCCTCTTTCTTTCCTTTATTAAAACTGGCGCCCTCACCGCATCCAAATCAAACCAATATTTTTTGTTTTTTGTAAGCATAAACACTGGTTCATAGGCGTTGGTAAACCTATCTTTAACGCTGGAGGGCATATGGTTGGGCTTATACCAGATAATAATGTTTCTTAAAATTAAACCAAGTTCATCAACACAGCGAAGAATAAAGCGATAGTTTTGAAGCATTAAACATTTTTGATATAGTTTGTTTCTTAATCTATTTTTTTTAGTTAATTTTTTATAGGGGTCTCTTTTACCAAGCTTCGGCTGATTGGGGGCTGAAATATTACTTCCATAACAATCTCCATGGTTCCAAAAGATAACCCCTGTTTTTTTTAAAACCCTTTTTAGTTCTTTCATTATTTCAAACAAGCGGTCAAGATATTCTTTTAAGGTTGGTTCTAAACCAATTTGCCCTTTTACGCCATAATCTCGGAGCTTCCAATAGGGAGGCGATGTTATAATACAATCTATACACTCATCTGGAAATTTCTTTAATTCTGAAAGAGTATCGCCGCACAATATCTTCTTTCTAATTTCATCTATATTGTAAATTTTTTGCTCTGCCATATAACTATTTTTAAATGCCCCTAATTCGCACAAAAATGCCTCTCTCAGCCGTTTTTGGGCTAAATTAATACTATTAAACCTTTTAAATTCTCTGATTTTTAAAGTTTAAGTTAATTTATATGTTTTTTGAGTAGCAAAAGTAGCCAGGCTACCCTGTGTTAATAAGCCCTACTTAGCCTAAACTTATTTAGGCAGTTCCAGGGGGCTATTTTTATAACCCTTCCCTGGCAAAATACCAAGGCTTAGACCTATTAACCAGCAGTAGCCCAGCCAATTTTACTACTCTTCTTCTGTTTCTTCTTCCTCTGTTTCTTCTGTTTCTTCTTCTTTGGTTTCTTCTTCAACTTCTGGTGTTTCTTCGGTTTCAACATCTTGGAGAAATACTTTCATCATAGTAGTTTTTGGGTGTTAGTTTTTAATTAACGACCTTTAAGCAAGTTTTTTAATCTTTACCCACTTATATCCATCTTTATATAGGTTTTCGTCCTCAATAACCATTACCTTGTCTCCTTTTTTAAGAGAGCCAACTTTTAAACCCCAAGGAGCATTTCTTAAATTTAAGCGATAAACATTTACTCTGGCTATCTGCCCTGGGTGATATTTATCAGGAGTAAGATATTTTTTTGCTACCCAACCATCTACAATTTCTAATAATTGGGCTTTGGTAGGAAAATCTAATAAGGGAACCCACGCTTCAAATGGTAGATAGTTTTTATCAAAATAACCAATTCCATTATTGCCCCAATCGCCCCAACTATTCAAAAAATAAACATAGTTCTCATCATAAGATGTTCCCAAAACAGCGTGTCCAAAAATTTTCTCTCCTGCTCTTGGTGATCTTATATGGGCTTTTCTCCAACCTTTATTACTTCCTCTAAATCCTAATAAAACAACGCCATATAAGAATATGGCTTTTTTAAGTTCATTAAATGTTAGTGGTTCTACTCTGGCATATCCTCCTATTTTATATTTTTCTGCTTCTTTTTCTGGTTCGTTTAATGGTTTAGCACCATATCTTTGAAGCACTTTTAAACCTGCTCTAAAAAAAGTTCCTCTTATATGAGGAATTCCATCTATTTCTTTACATTTTTTATAAATCCAAAAAGGGTCAAATTTTTTCCAAATTTTTTCTTTGGCTTCTAAATATTGTTTTGCGTAAGCAGAAGCACAACCTACACAAATTGGATAACCGTTTTGGTCTATAATATTTAAATCAAAAGGACAAGGAATTTCTTTTGGTATCCTCTTAACATCAGGAGTAATTTCGGCAGTTAGAATGTCCCTTTTATCAAAGGGAGAAGGGACTAACCCTGTTTGAAAGAGAGATTTCTTCATACTTCCATTTTACCAAGAAGCAAAAACGCTTGTCAAGAGAAAAAAAGAGGGGAGGGAGCCTCCCCTTTATTCCTCAATACCGAGGAACCTCTTAATAGCCACAAAAGAAGAAGCAACTAAAATTTGTTCAGGATAACCTTTTCCACCGTGAACTATACCAACCAATTCGCCTTTCTCATTAAATATCCCTCCTCCAGACATTCCTCCAATCACTTTAGCGTCTAAATAGAGAACATAGTTATCAATTCCACAAATAGTAGCAGGAATTACCATTTTCTTACCTGTTGGATAGCCAACAATATAAACTTTTTCTAATAAATGAACCTCTTTAGCAAATTTTACCTTTCTATTGAAATTATAAGGAACTTGAAGATACATCAAATCATCATCTAGTTTCTTTATCTCACTAGGTAATCCATTCACAAAAATCATCGCATTTGCTAAATGAGCCACTGAAAGAACATAATAATTCTGAATAATTATCCCGCCTCCTAACTTTTTATAACTATAAACTCTTACTACTTGTCTTGTAATTTTAGGAACAAAATTATCAATAAAACCAGCAAAAGCAAATGAGAAAAGGAAAACTCCCATCCCCATTAAAACCAATAACCCTCTCATTTTTTCACCTCCTTAAATCCATTGTTTTCTTTAATTGTACTTCTATCAAACGGTGGAAACATCTCTAACATTTCTCTTAAAATTCTTACCATTCTTTTTCTCAATTCATTGATTTTTTCTTTCTTACAAGGGTCTCTACTTCTTTTCAGTTTTTCAATTTCTTTTTTTAATCTTCTTAATTCCTTTCTTTTAAGAAGCAATAATTTTTTATCCATTTTATCACCTCCTTTTTATGTAGAATTTTGCTTTCTTACCCTGAATTACAATCTTCACTCTATCAGGAAAGAAATTCTCAAAAGTCAATCTACACCTATAAATTCTGATAAACCAAGAAAATTCACTTTCTCTTTTTCCTTTTACTAACTCTAAAACTTCTGAATTTTTTCTCATTGTTTCACCTCCTTATTAAATTTTTAAAGAGAGGGGAGAGAGAATTATTCTCTCCCCTTGCGAGGAGTTCGTTTTGTTAAATCTAATACAAACCGCCAAGTTATTGGTCTTTTCTTTGAACTTCCAAAATAAAGTTGCTGGGGTTTAGTTAGATAGCCATATCTTTGCCAAGAATATTGGTCTTTCTCCATCCAACAACCATTAACAAGAGTAAAAGACCTTGAACTAACTGGAATTTCAAAAACACGATGAAAATGACCAATTATCTCAACATCAATATCCATTTCTGCTTTTCTTGCCATTGCCCTTCTGGAAATACCATAATATGGAAAGCCCATCCAAGAAGGAATTCCTGCTCCGTGATGTAAGAGGTATTTCCAGCCATTGATTTGTTTAATAAAGAACCAACTTTCTGGAGTTTCAATTTTTACTCTGTCTACATCTTTGAAAGAGATTTGGAGCATTTGTCCAATCAACCAATCTAAATTGTTATACCAAGGATGAGCAGTTTTAGCATCTCCTGATAATCTACCGTGATTTCCGCCTAAAATTACCAAGTGTATTTTTTCAAACAATTTCAGGAATTCTTTAATAAAGAATTGAAATAACTGAACTGCTTTAATTACTTGAGACCCTGCTCCTGCTTCAATAAAGAACCTCTGCCCGCTGTAAATAATATCGTTATCTACCAAATCTCCTAAACAAAAGATATACAGCGTTGTCAGTTTATAACTTTTACTTAAGAGATTGTTAATATCTCTTACACTTTCTACTAATCTACTTGCCTGTTTCCACATTATCTTTTCATTATAGGTTTCAACTGACTTTCCTGTTTTCAAATCCACAAAATGATTTATTTTCCCTAAATGAATATCTGAAATTACCAAGATAGCATCTTCTTTCAGTTTTCCAGTTGTTAATTTTGCCTTTGGAATTCTTACTCTTGGCGGTTTTTCTTTAAATTTCTCCAATAAGGTATTAACGAACTCCTCTAAATCAACTAACACCTTACTCATTTTATCACCTCCTTTTGATTTTTTAAGGTGCTGTTTATCTTTTTTAATTCCCAAATAAGACGCTTGGTTAATAACTGCCTTATAGGAACGATTATGTTCTTCGCACCATTTTATAATTTCTTCTCTGGTAAGATATGGATAATTATTTTTTAGCCACTCCCTTTCTTCTGTTGTCCACCCGTGGGTGAATTGATTTGCCATTATTTATTATTGAAAACCTTTGTTTCTAATCTGGATACTCTTTGTTGAAGGTCTTGAATGTCCTCTCTTAATTCTCTCACATCGCAAGACAACTTGTCAAGTAGATGGAAGTATTCATTGTCTATTTTGGTCTCTAAATAATCTGTTTTTCTAACCAATTTATCTATTGCTCCATTTCTTTTGTTTAATGAAATCAATTTACTAATCTCTCTAAACAAGAAAACTAAAGCAATAATAATTGCTGTTCCTCCTCCATATTTAATTAGTTCTAATAAGATTTCTTGCTCCATAAGCCTATTTATTTAAAAGGAAGAGTTTTACTACGCTTTTTTTCTGTTGGAACACTTGAGGGCATCGCTTTTGCAATTTCTTGTATTTTTTCTGTTCTTCTTCTAATCTCGTCTTGAAATTCAATTACTTTTTCTTTTTTCTTTTCTGGTGGAATATTTGGGTTTTGCATCAACAATACCATAGCCCATTGAATATCTTTAATTTCTTGTTGAAGATTTCTTATTTTCCAGAATGCCTCATTAAAACCACCAGAATATACTGAAACCCCTAAAGTTCTGGCAATAGATTGAGCTAAATCTCTTTCTCTTCGCATAGGAAAACCAATAATCTCTCCTGTTGCTGCTCTGTAGATATTTAAAGCGTGAGGCACAGCACCAGGACCCAAGCTTCTTGCTACATATTCAGCGATTTTTTTTCTTTTCTCTTCTGGTAAATCTGATTCGTTATAAATTTTTCTTTGGGTGTAAGTATCGTAATTGTTAAAAATGTTTATCATTATATTCATCAATCCTGGAAATTTTGCCATATTTGTAACCTGGGTCCAATCCATAAATAAACTTTCTGGTCCACCAAATGGTAAAGTATAATCTAAATCCATAAATACAAAATTTCCCTGATTATCTCTAAATGGTAAAATTAAAACATAATCCCTATCTTTTAACCATTCTGGTTTTGCGTTTTCTATTTCGTCTTCCTCTGCTCCAAGTATAGCAACAGAAATAGCATTGAATATTCCAATAATAATTGGATATTTCAATAAAACCCAAGGTCTTGTAATTAAAACTTCAGCAATTCTTGGAGCCATTAAGACATAAAATGATAAAAATGGATATAACCAACCTCCTATTCCTGTTCGTAATTTCTCTATTATCTGAGGAACAAACCTATAATCTAACTCCCATTTATTAGCAAAATGAACTGCTTGCGGAATAGATGCTCCATCTTCTACAGCACACAACGCTAAATAAGTTCTTTGAATGTGGTCTATGTGTCCATAATAACTAAATACTTGTTTAGCGTCTTTTAATTTTGTTCCTAATTTACTTAATAATCCTTCTGAATAAACTCGTAATGGATTGTTAGATTTTTCTGCTTTAGCAATAATTCTTGCTAACTCATCAGTTTCAATTTCTACTGTAAAATAATCTGTTCCATATAAACCATTATCTCTAAATTTTTTATAGACCTTATCTTTGGTAAGATATGATTTTACTGCCTTTATATATCTTGCTGAATTTTTGGGCGTCCAAACTGGATAACCAGCCATATCGGTTTGGAAAAACATACCAGATAACCAGTTTCTAATTACTGTAGGGGGATTGCCAGCAACCTTAAATGCCTTCCACCAAGAAAGGGGTTCTTGAAAAATAGACATTACAGCATCTCGTCCGCTTCCCAAAACAAAGGTTCTTAATTCTTCTTGAAGTCCTGGATGAATATAACCATAATTTAGTGGTCCCAACCTTACATCTTTTTCAACTCCTTTCGGTAAAATGTTTCTTACTGAAACAAATCCTAACTCTTCTGCTAACTTAACATCTTTCGTAAATAATCTTGGGTTTTCTACAATGGCTTTTTGAAATAATCTCGTAGCGTATGCTTTTGACAAATCTTTAAATGTTCTGGCTAAAATATAATCTGCTTGAAAAACCCAACCATATTTTTCTTTTGCTTCTTGTCCAATTGCTCGCAGTTCCTCTATTGTGTATTGTTTAATTTCGTCCAATGTTTTACCTTCAAATTGTAAAGCGTTCGCTCCCCATTCTTCATCTGTTAATTTCCTCTTAAAAGCCGACCTATCTATTACCCCTTCTTTTGTCAAAACAGAACGAGGAACTATAACTGGTTTACCAGTTTTAGGGTCAACTCTAACATATAGAGTTCTGGCATATTCTCCTAAATGAGACAACCAAGTTTCTTCGGTTAATAATGCCATTTCTTTGGGAATCAATTTTTTCTTAACCATCTCTTTTTCTAAATTAACTATCGCTCCTCCTAATTGTCCTATTTTAACATCAATATCCTTAATAAACGGTTTATACTCTGGCGGGATGTTTATCCTCTTGAAAATCATATTACCAATTTTTTGTTTTTCTGCTGTGGTTAGTTTTGTTAAGGGTCTAATAATTTCTTCGTAATATTTTTTAACTAAACCATCATAAACTCTTTGTCTTTCTCTTAAAAGATGGGCTATTTCTTGGGTTTGAGCTTCTTTTACAACACGAGGGGCTTTAGAATCCCAAATTTTTAAAACCCTATTCCAAACTTTTGTCATTACCCTTGTATAAGGGTTATTATAACTAACAGTTTTAGGAGTAAACTCAAAAGCTTCTGGGTCAATTTTAGGTAATTCTTCCAATTTTCTTATTTCTTCTAAAAGTTCAAGTTTATATTTGTTTTCTGGAAATTTCGGGGGCTTAACTCTTTTTGCTCCTTTAACTGCTTGGTTGTAGAAATCTTGAAAAAACTCTTCGAGGGTTTTGTTACTTCTTTTAACCAATTCATTCCACTTTCTTACGAGTGGGGTATCTCCTACAATCAATTTTCTTAATTTTTTTTCTTCTTTTGTCAAAGTTATTTTCTTTCCTGTTCCCACTTCAACTCTTTCTCCTAAAGATATGTGTCTTAATTTCTCCCTAAACTCCTCCACTGACTTATATTTCCTCGCTTCCCTTGCTAACGGTTCTAATTCTTTCGGAATTCCCTCTATTTTCACTTCTGTTGGCTTTTTCTTAACTTCCTTCTTTAAAACCTCGTCTGCCTCTTTGATGGTTTGTTCTATTGCCTTTACCTCTTTTGGTGTTATTTTTTTAATTTCTGGTATTCTAATGTTAATTGCTCCAAAAGGAATGGCAGCTACAAATCCACCAGCAAATTCTTCTGCTAAATCTTTGCTAAAAACAGGGGTTTCTTTTTTGTAAAATTTTAAAACGAGATTTTCAGCAATACTTTGAGCAACCTCTTCACCTCCTTCTTGTATTGCTTGTTTTAATGTTTTAAATCCTATTTTGGGAATTTCTCTTAATAAAAATTGTTTATAACTATCATAAACCACTCTTTCTATTCCTCGTATTGCGATTTGGGTTCCAATTTTGGCAGGAGATATACCAAACGCATTTTCAATTAACCCTGCTATTGTCCCATAAACATTTGAATAAATATCTGCTTTATCTGGTGGCATTCCTTCGTTAATATATCTTTTATAAGCAGCACCTTTTTCTAATGCTGCTGCCGATACAAAACCACCAGTAAGAGCACCAGGTATTCCTCCTGTAAACCCACCAAAAGTAGCCAACCCAAGCATTGTTCCTATAGTGGGAAGAGCTTGTCCTATTCTTCTGCCCCACCATCTTCTATCTACCCAACCACCCTTAAAAAAGGGTTTTAAATCTTCTGGCTCTAATAATTCTGGTTTTTTTATTAGTTCTATTGTTGCTCTATCTCCTAAATTGGCTCCCCATTGTAATAATTTTGGACTACCAATTTGTCTACCTAAACTTTCCACAAAATAACCAAAACTACTTTTCATAGAAATATATCCTTCTTTTATTCCTTCTAAAAATTGTCCAATAAAAGTGGTGGGCTCTTTATAGTCTTTTGGGATTTTTGGGTTTTTAATAATTTCTTTTTGATATAACTTTTTAAAGTACTGCCTTCGTAAATAGTTCAATCTTGCATCTTCGTGTTGCATCCTTAACTCCCACTCAGTTGGTTCTGTGATACCTAATTTTATTTCTAAACTTCTTGGTAAGATAAATCTTGCTACCCTCTTAAGCCAAGTATCTTTTTTCTCTTTTTCTGGTGGAGCGGCTCTTAAAACAGGATAACCAACCATTTGAACAACTTCAACGGTGCTTAAGGGTTTGGTGGTTTCTTCTGTCCACGGTAAAACTTTCTTCTTAACAGAGGTTTTTTCTTTTGGAATTGTTTCCCAATAAAAAGGTAATGCCATATTGTTTTATAATTTTATTTTACAAATGGTAATCTGTGCCAAATTTCTGATGCAACTCTCCGCCACCAAGGTTTTTTTGTTTCTTTGGTTTTTTCTGTTCCTGTGGTAGGAGTTTCTATTCCTGTTGTAGGAATTTCTGTGGAAGCATAAACCCAAATCCCGCCTATCTTTACCATTCCATACTGAGCCATTAAAGCATAAGCGTCACTTGAACTTAATCCAGCTCCTTTTGGTGGAGGGGCTGTAAGTGTAGCATAAATTCCTGCCATATCTACTTCTGCCCCATATGTTTTTATATTTTGAATAATATAATTTTCTGCTTTTTCCCACTTTTCTGTTTCAGGAGGAAACATTTCTAATGCCTTTTTAAATCCTTCTGGGGTAGTTGGGTCTATACCAACTCTCCTAAGTTGCCTTAATTGGTTAGGAGAAAAATAATCACTCACATCTACTATTTCTGCTATTTCTTGGACTTGTTGACCATAATAATCCAATGCTTCATCAATTGGCTTTCTGACAAAATCATTAAAATCTACATAAACTCCATCAGTAACCAAATCTCGGTATAGTTCTACTTTTAATTCGTATTCTTCTTTTTCGGTCTCTAATTTGTCTTGAAGCAAAGAATAAATTTTATTTAGAGCTCCTCGGGTTTTACTATCCAATGTTTCAATGTAATCACTATAATAATCAAACAAATATTTATAATCGTTTAATTTCTGTTCTGTGTCATAAACTAAAGCATTAACACTTTTCTGTATTAAGCTTTCTGCCAACTCTATATTTCCTCTGTACATCTCAGCAATTGCTGTTTTTGCGCTTAACTCTGCTGCTACCGCTGCTCTCAAAGAAGCATATTGTCTTTGAATTAGTGCCTGTTCTCCTCTAATTATTGCCATTGGGGCTAATTTTTGTTCTGCTTTCAATAATTGCATTTCTTCCTCCTTTTTCAGGTCTATCAGTTTTTGGTTTAATGTATCTATTTCTGGAATAATTGCTTGTAATCTCTGGTAGGTTTCTGGTATTTCATATTTTTTCCTTTGTTCTTCTATATAATCCTCTATTCTTTCTCTCCTTTCTTCTATTAGTTTTTCTATTTTTGACCTCCATTCTTTCATTTCTTTCTCTGCCTCTTCTTTTTCTTCTCTATATTTGCTCAACTGTTGCGTAATATCCTTCAATAAGTTTTGACTGGCTGTTTCAATATCATCAAAAGAGTATTTACTTCTTTTTTCCTCTCTTGTAACAAGGTCTGCTAATGATGGTTCTTTTGCCAAAATATCTGCTGGAATGGGCTCGTTTGGTTTAATTCCTTTCGTTTGTGCCTCTTTAACTACTCTTTGTATTGCCTGAATCCTTGATTGAATTTCATTTATTCTCTGTTTTATCTCTGTCGCCTTCTTTTGTTTATCTTCTATATTAACAGGAGCTGTTGTTGCTTTTGTTTGTATCGTTGTCTTTCCTATCTTTCTCCACATCCCACCACTATACTGATATCCTATTCCTCCAGAAAACAAAATCTCACCTCCTTTCGGGCTTCTTCCATATAATCTTTTAAATTTTTCTGTTAGTGATGCCATATTACTTATTTATGAATTTTAATTTTTTTTCTAATTGCTCAACCTTTTGAGATAATTGTTTTATTGCCGATGCTAATAAATCTACATATCTTCCAAGATTTCTTGCGTTTTTACCTTCTCGTATAAAATCTGGTAATGTTGCGTGGTTCAATTCATCAGTTATTATCATTTTGCCTGTTTTTTTATCTTTTTTCTTTTTTGGTTTTATTTTTTTAAGTAAAGAAATGGCGTCTATATTATCATAAACCTTACATTTGTCTACATAGTTGTAGGCATATACGGTATTCCAAGCATAATCATTAGTTCCTAAATAACCATAATTATCATTTCCTGGTTTAATTGCTGATGTTTGGTTTAATTTAAATGTTACCGATTTTCCTAATTGAGTGAACAAAATTCCGTCAGGATAAGAATAACTAAAATCAAAATTTACGACATAACCATAGGTAGCATCATTTGAAATACTCATCATTAACATTAAGTTTCCTGAAATGTCTTTTAATCCAAAAACCCCTCCGTCACTACCAACATCAGTAAAAACAACTTCATCAGTTTCTGTTTTTTGTGATATTCTCCCTTCTGACATATCAATCCATTTTTCATCAGCATTCGTTCCTGTTTGAAGGTGAGAAGCAATTACTTCTCCATCCATACTTACTTTAAAAGGAGCATTATCATAATCAGTATTTCCCAACCAAATTCCTTTATCTTCCTCAAATCTAAATGTTTTATCTCCAGAACCACTAATTATCTTTCCACCTCTAATTGTTGGAGCATTTAAAATAGGATAATCAAAAACATTTTCAACCTTTACCTCCTCGTCAAATGTTAGAGGTTTCACTTGGTCTTTTACTATTTCTAAAATTTCCTCCTCTTGGTTTTTGTTATTGGATTGTGTGTCCATAAATTTTGATACTTCTTATTGAAAGAGGATTAGTTGTTGAACCATTAGACCAATCCAATTCTATTCTAAAGTTTTCTGTCTCAATTTTTGGATAAGATATTTTTTGAGTTACTGCTCCATCTCCAGAATAAGATATTGTTCCTGTTTTTAGAGCAACTCCACTGTTATTTCTTAATGTCCAATCTACTCTTGCTCCTGTGGCTAATTTTTCAAAATTGAAAACTATCTTATCAATCATTGATTTTCTGCCATCGCCAGTAACATCAAATAAGAGAGATTTCCAATAACAACTTGTGTCATATCCTGAAAATTTTGCTAACCGATAATGTGTATCATCTGTTGAAGCAACTATTGGTGTCCCAAAAGGAGAAGCCAATCCACCTACTTTTGAATATCCACCATCTGCTAACTGAAATAACAATGTTGGTAAATTTTTATCTACTGCTCCCCAAGCGTATATTTTCCCTGATTCTGGAGAAACCCAAATAATAAAATTGTTGTATTCTGTTACCTGATAATAATTAGGTCCTCTATCAGCAAATGTTGCTACATCTACTATTTGAGTTCCTGAAATATATCCCAGTTTATATCTTGCTGTGCTGTCAGGGTCTCGTCTGAATACAAATACTATTCCATTTTTTACAAATAAAGCGGTTATTTTTGTTGTTTTAATCTCATACTCCCAAGATGGAGACACTCCATCCCAGATAAATATAGAACCACCTCGTCCTTCTGGAGCAAACTCAAATTCATCATCAGAACACCAAAATTCGTTAGCGGCAATATATATTCTATTATTAGCCCACTTCAAATCTACAATAGTAAAATCAGTTGGTAAATCTAAATCTTTTTCGGTAAATGTATTATCTGAAGCATAATAAGAACTAACATAGTTTTTGTTGCCAATATATAGCATATCATCTCCTGCTGCTAATAATGGGTGAGGAACACCACTCTGTAATGTTGTTCCTCCTGTTGGAACTGTAGACATAAAATCATCATCATAAGTTGAACCATCAAATTTTCCTATATCTGCTCCGCCTGAATAGTTGTAAGAATAATAAAGTGCTCCATTGTAATAAACAACATCTTCTCCGCTTTCTCCTGTTACACCTGCTTTATCTATGGTATGAGAATTTGTGACACTACTATCACTAAGAGTATAAAGTTTATTTCCGCCAATAGCATAAGTATAAGTTATATCCTCTACTGGTGCTCCTCCATCTAAAATTCCTTTAATCAATGTTGTTACTTTTCCGTTCTCATCTCCATCTGTTAATGTTGCTAATCCTGGTCCTTGCGTAATAAAATCAGGATATGTCAAATCAACATTTTTCATATCGCCTGCCATATTTTTGTTTCCATAGGCAGGATAACTGCTTTTCCAATAAGCAGGTGTGTATCCTCCTAAAAAGTTTGGTATTTCAAGTATCCATTTTGCCATAATTATTCATTTCTCTTTGTCCAAGATGTTGAGGGTATAGACCTTTTTGTCCAAGATGTAGAAACTTTATCTCTTTTTATCCATCCTCCTATTCTGGTTATAGTTTTCTCTACAAGATTTAATATTGCTTTTGTTATTTGAACTATGTTAGCTAAAATTGTATTTTTCCCAACTAAATTTATTGTTCCAGCTATAATACTAACCCTAAATATGTTTGAAATACTTTTTCCTGTTAAAGTTAAAGTAACCTTAACAGGTGTTTTAGTTAATTTTGGTGTTAATGTTTTATTACTTAAATCAAAAGTAGCCGTTGAAATTAAAATAAATTTGGTTTCTAAAGAACTAACCGAACTAAATGCTGGTTCTGGAGAAACAAACTTTCGGATAAAAATATAATCAACCTCTATATAATAACTTGTTGCTCCAGTTCCCGTTCGAAAAACTATTTCTGCATTATTTACAAAATCTGCATAATTACTTGCATAATAATCTGACTTTACTGTAGTATCATTTGTAATAAAATCAAAATATCCTGACCCCTTATTTCTTAAAGATGACCTTCCCCAAGTATCAACAGGTTGTCCACTCCAAAAATCAGCATCTCCTGTTTCCGTTATTTTTGTTCCATCAGAAAAGTGAGTATAATATTCACCATCATCATATCGTCTTGCAAAACCTAAAGCATCATACATAGAATGAGCAGTTCCTGTCATAACTCCCACTTGCACAAGAGTTCTTCCTCCTCTTCTTCGAATTTCTACCGCTCCAAAAGAATAAGTATTGTCGGAATAAACATAATTATTGTCTGAATCACCCTCTACTTTTAAAATACTATTATTAACTGAATAAGTTCCTACTCCAGTCCATTTGTTAGTATCAAATGAATCAAAATCATCAAAAAAAACAAAAGTATTATCTCCATTTGAATAATTCGTTGCTCCAGAATTACCATAATAAATATAAATATCTTGATTCGTTCCCAAATCAGCAGAAACCTCCACCCAAATATGAGCTACTCTATTTGGAGAAGTTCCCTCTACTTTTTCTACCCAAAAATCTAATAAAGTTGTTCCATCTGAAGCAGTAAATCTCAAATCTCCTCCTTGATTTTTACCAGAAGGAAAATTTTCTGAATTATTATTCAGATGAAAATCACACCCAGTTGCTCCTGAGCTTTCCCCCACTTTTAAAAGAACCTGATAGTTTGTTCCAGCACCAGAAGCACCAGAAATTGTTATTTTTCTTCTGTAATCCCAATCAAATGATAACCAAGCCATATTACTAACTTATAATAAAGACACCATCAGCATCCATTTGTAAAGTAAATGTCCCATCAAGAGATGTATCTCCTAAATCGGCGTAAGCAATCAATACAGAAGTACTTGCAACTCCAGTATCTTTATACATCACAGCATATCTAAAACTCTTTGTAGCAGTAAATGTCCAAGTTATATCATCCATATCAAATTTTACTTGGTCATTCGCAGTATCTAAGGTAAAAGTTGGATTAGCAATAGTTGCTCCTCCTGCTGTATAACCATCGCCTGCTGCTAATTCATTAGCAGATACATCATCCCAATAATCATGAGCATCAATATCGGGAGTATAGGCATTTGTTACCAATGCCACCTTCACAGTGTCATTATCAAAATCCACTGGTGCCGTTCCATCAAATTGATATTGTTTAAATTTGTTGTAGAATATCCAAGTTGCCATAATCCTATTTGTTTATTATTGACGACCTTTATTCATAATTATCTAAATCGCTTGCTACTTTCATTATTACTTCTCTATCGCTTGCTCTTCGTGAATAATAAGCCCTTATTCTACCAATTAAACCCCCAACTGAAGCAGAATCAGCTGGTCTTCCTACCGAGTTTCCATATAATCTTTGATTCATTCTAGCTGCTAATTCGTAATTCTCAGTTTTATCTGCCCAATCTAATATAGCTCCATATACTAAAGCTAATTGAGCAAATTCTGCTAAATTAGGTTGGTCATTATCGCTTGAAAAAGAAGTGATATCGTTCCCGCTGCTATCTTTTCCAACTATATCTTTTGAATACCAAATTTTAATTCCTCCAGACACATCTTTAATAGTTCCAGAATAAATAAAGAAACTTTTATCATATAAAGCCACATAGGGTTCATCATTTGTAAATTGTTCAGTAATATCTGATTCTGAAGCAATTGAATCTGATATTTCAGATTCATCTATCCACGCTGCTCTTACCCAATTAGTTCCATCCAATTTTAAATCTATTCTTTTTATTTTAAGAATATCAGCTGGAAAAACATATTCTCTTTGATTAGCTACCAAATCTGTTGTTGCTATTTCTCCTTGAAAATCCCAATCATCTTGAGCATCTAAAACTTCCTCGTTGATTATATGAGCCCAACGAGTTAAAGCAGCCATCTTATCTGTTGATGGATATGAAGTATCATCTGTACCTGCTATATCATCAATATAATTTTTTAGAGTAGCGATTGTTGACATTGTTCTATTAAGTTGGTTATTTCTTTTGGAGCGGGATTATATACCGCTCTTGACCTTTCAATACCATATGGCCTAATATCATCCATATTTGGCTCCCATTTAAGCCACACATCTTCATACCAATTTGGCTTAATAATATCAGCGTGGCTATAATGTTCAATTTTTTCTTTTACTTCTTTATCAGACCTTACCCAAGAAAAATGATGCATTGTAACTGGAATTATAGGTTGATATTCTTGAAGTTTCGTTTCTTCTACTGGCATCGGTTGTCTATGTTCGTAAAACTTTACTTTTTTGGGATTAACCACAATAATTGGTTTATGTCCATCTGGTGGGTCAAAAATATATTCTGGAGTTTTCCAATAAGTAACCATATTAGGACATCTAAAACAAGGTTCATTTTTGTTTTTCTCTAAATGTTCAATTATTTTTACCCTATCTTCTCTTGTATAAAACTCATCAGCATCATTGATTATCACAAAATCATAATCATATAATCTGGCACATCCCCAACTTCTTTGTTCGGCTTCTGTTCTCCAATCTTGAATTATTACTTCTGCTCCCATTTTTCTGGCTATCATTTCTGTTCTATCTGCTTCAGAGGGAACACCATTCCAAGGTTTTGCTGATAAAAGAACCACTACCTTATCTACCAATCCTTCCCATTGTTTTATACACGCTCCAATATATCTTTCTTCATTGTATGCTATTATTAAAACCGCTATTTTCATTGTATTATTTGCCCTCTTACATCTTTTAAAAATTTATATTTCCATTTTTTGAAAAAATACTCTTTATCTTCAAAAGAATAGCGATACTTTTCATATTCAGGGAATGTTTCTTTTTTGTGATGTACTATTGATTTTACCGAACAAATTACTTTCTTTTTCTTTTTTTTACAGTTAAGGAAAAAATCTGAATGCTCAAATGCTACCTTAATATTCTTATCCCATTCAATCCCTAAATCTATTGGTGCCACAAAGTAATTGAATACCATATCGCTTTCAATATATGGAACTCCCTTATAATATTTGTGTTTCTCTGGAACCTGCTCGTATACCAATCCTCCATCTTCTTCTCGCCACTTAATTTCGTATTTTCTTATCTCATTTCCTTCCTTTAATCTCCCACCAACAATATCAGCAATATCTAAAAGTTTTTTCATTTTTTCTATACCTGCTGATTTTGTGTAATAAAAATCATCATCTCCAACCAAGAAATATAGCGTTTTAACTTTCTTTAACAGAAAATTTCTCCCATAAGAAATTCCACAAGCAAATGGTAATCTATAATATTCTCCCTTGTATCTCCGAACAAAATTTAGTTTCTTTAAACTTAAATGTCCATTATCTCCAACCAGTATCTTAATTTGGGGGTATGTTCTTCTTAAAGAACTTATGCATCTAAACAAACATTTATCTCTCAAAAATGTGACAATAATGGCAGTTATATCTTTCATTTTTTTGCTATTACTCTTATAACCAACGGGTCTTCATTTTTAAACTTTGCCAATCCTCGTCCTTTTTGAAAATATTTTATTTCAAATCCCTTTTTTATCATCGTCTTTAATAACCAATTACCATCAATATAATTTCTTTTGTGGTTTTTCCATATTTTTGGTTTGTCTCCTTTTGCCCTACATTCTATAAAAACAACACCTTTTATCTTTTTTAAAAGTTTTTTTATTTCCTTATTTGAAAGACAATGAAGGAAAAACCTCATATAAAATGATTTGTATTTAGAAAGGTCAACACTAAACACATCCTCGCCTGTTGTTGCCTTATCTATCCCTCTTACTTTTTTAAAGTGCTTCTTAAAATAATTTGTGTCCCTAAAGTTTCCACATCCAATATCTAAAATTGGTTCTTTCAAGAAAGGTAAACAAAATTTCGCAAAACTACTTGGTTTTAAAGGAACCCTTTCTTTTTCATAAAATTTTTTCCAATCTCTTACATTGGTGGTCTGTTCTCCAATCAAAATCTTTTTTAGGAATTTTCCAATTTGGTCCATAAACATACCTCACATAATTTTCACCTAAACAATTGAATACATATTTTCCTATTTGAATTTTTTGTGGTTGAATAAGTTCTTTTGGGTATAAGTGAATAATTTTTTTCTTTCTATCCCATAAAGCATTCCAATAATACTTTCCACCATCATAGAAAAGGAATAAATCAGTTTTAACACCATCTCTTCCAAAAGCAACCTCATATCCATCTGTTAATGTGCCTTTCGTATGAATAACCCTAAATCCTATTTTCTTGGCTTCCTCTACTTTCTTTTTGTCAAAATCTTTAGCAAGTATTCCCATGTCGGTATCCAAATCCCAATCAATAATATCTCCTTCTCTTATTGCCCCTAAACAACTTCCATATACCAAGAATGCTTTTGGAAAAATTTTTTGTAAATCGTTTAAATTTTTAAGTGCGATTCCCTTTTCCATTTTTTTTGAACAATTTATCCCAATCTCTTGCTATTTTATCCCAATCATATTCTCTTAATGCCCATTTTTTCATTGGTTCTCTTTCTTTCTCGGCTGGAGAATTCTTAAGCAAGTTAATAGTTGTTTCAATAATTTCTTTTTGAGCATCAATATCAGAATAAATATGCTGAGAATCTACCTTTAAACCAAATTGAACTGTCTCATTTAATGCTGCTACATTTGTGGTTACAGGAATACAACCTGCTGCTTGGGCCTTGATGGCAGAAATACAAGAAATTTCAAAGAACTCAGTAGGATAAATCCAAACACTTGATTTCATATATTCCTCAACAATCTGCTCCTGAGAAACCCTACCATGATAAATTACACCTGGTTGGTTCATTAACTTCATTATTTCTTCTTTTTCCTTCATCATTACTGGGTCATCTTTATACATTGCGTCCCAAACATGCCACCCATAAAAAACATGTAATTCTGCTTTTGGAACCTCTTTTTTGATATATGGGAAAATATCTTTTAAGAGGGTTTTCAATCCTCTATCTGGTGAAGAAGTATAAATTAAACGATAAGGATTTCTTTCTATTTTTTTCTTAAATTGTTCAGGTTCTATCCCGTTTTTTGTAATAAAGAATTTTTCATCTGGAATATTGGGAAACAAATCTCTTTGGGCTTTTGAAAGAGCAAATATTTTTGTAATTCTTTCTAATCTACGGGGAGTAAAATCATTTTCTTTTAACACATCGTGTAGCCAAACATATCTTTGAGTAGCGTTTACTTCCTCATAATCAAATAATAGCGGGTGTCTCCAAGCAATAACTACATCTTGCTTATCTCTGATATTAAATTCCCAATAAGGTTTCCACCATACCTTTCCAAATTTTTGAACCTTATAACCACAACTGGCATATACTGTCACATTCCATCCTAAATCAGCCAATCTTTTAGACATATGAACTACTGCTTCTTCTGACCCCCCTCTTCCTTCCTTCATTACTATTTCAGGATTAAAGTTCTCAGCAGTTGGAAAACAATAAATAACCAAATCTCTTCCTGAACTTTTTTTCTTAATAAAATTGATATTTCTCAACCAACAAATTTTAGGATGAGATTTTAACTCATGAGGCAAACTATCTAATAATTTCTTTAATTCTTTTTTGTTTAAATTTTTGCCTCTCTCAACAATTTTATCAACCTCATCTAATTTCTTTATTTCCTCATCCAATTTTTTAATTAAAGTTTTTACTCTTGGATGATTAGGATAAATTTTCAAACAACCTTCTAAACATTTTTTGGCTTCTTTTGGTTTGGCTAAATTGAAATAACAATCTGCTAATAACATTAAGGGATTGAAATCATAATCTCGTGGATTCCACACAATATATTCATCTTCTGGAATATCTTTTGCCAATCCTTGAATTAAAAATTCTTTTGCGTGTTTATATTTTCCTTGTTTATGAAAAATTTCTCCTAACCCCAAATATCCATCTGGAAACCATGGTCTTATTTCAATTACTTTCATTTCACATTTAATCGCCTCATCAATTTTTCCTAATGCCATATATGCTCCTGCCATTCTATGATAGGCAGTCAATCTCTCTATTTCTGAACCGCTTCTTTTAATAAATTTCTGATAATACTTTATCGCCTCTTTATTGTTTCCTAACGATAAATAAGCATTTGCTACATCCCAATAGTTTTTGGGGTCAGATGGATTATTATTTAATTGTTTAAGGGCTATTCTTAAATTTCTTTTCTTTGAATCTTCATATCTGGTAGGTGCTGATAAGTGTAAAATCTGAATTCCTTTAACAAAGAATGAATTAACTTCTCGTTGAGGAATTAAATCTTCATGGATTGCTCCTTGCCATTTAAAACATCCATCATTTCTAATAATTCTTACTTTTCGGTGTTTAACTATACATTGCTTAAATTCATCCCAATCATATAAATAATCCATTATTATTCCATCTATTACCTCCTCCTCCATTTTCTTAATTACTTGAGGCAAATTCTCCGCTCCTCTACATACATCATCTGCGTCAAGCCAGAAAACATATTCTCCTTTGGCTTGAGAAAAATTGAAATTTCTTGCGGTAGCAAAATCATCAATCCATTTAAAGTAAGAAATTCGGGCTTTATATTTTTTACAAATTCTTTCAACTTCTTTACTTTCTCCTTTCTTGCCAGTGATAGTAATACAAATCTCATCTACATATTGATAAACAGAATTCAAGCATCTATCCAGATAAAATGCTTCCTTATCATCTGCCTTAACAATTAAGCATAAACTTAATTTTGGCATATTATGTTTTTTCATGTCCTTTAAATTCAGGGAAAGTTTTACAGAACCAAGTTACTTCATCTTCTTCTTCCATAAATTTTGGATTATCTAATGCCTTGTTTAACAAATCAAATAATTCTCTTGGTAAAGAAACTATATGCCTCAATTGTTCTCCAATATGTTGTCCTTTGGCAGGGGAATACTTTTCGGTTCCAAAAACATTAACTTTTGCCTTTCTCATAAATTTAGCATGTTCAATAGCATCTTTGTATTTTACAGGATTTTTCTTTTTCCAATCTTCTACTATTTGTTTAATAAATTGTCTTCTTAATTTTTTATCTACTGGAATCATATTGGCTCGCTTCCCCTCGCCGTTGGGTAGGTTCCGAGGGGTTCCTACCCAACAAGCGAGCCCACAAGGAGAAGCTGAGATTAACTTCTTTTACTTCAGGCACTAACCAATGTAGTAACCTGAAGCAAAGAAGTGAGTGTCTTGGTTTCTAACTTCCAATGTCAGAGCACCAATCACTACTCGTGGCTCATAAGGACCGCTTCTGCTTGGAGTGTCAATGTATGGTTCCTTCAGATAAGCAATCTTTAGCTTATCTGGTCTGACACCCAAGATTCTACCAGTAGCATCACTGGATTGCTGAATATAGCGGTGAGTGTGAATTGCCACCCTACCAAAGCCTCCTGAATCATACACATCAATATAGTCGGTCACTGCTGCTTCCTTTGCCAGGATGTATTTAGTAGCCCCAGCAGTAAAGCCATCAATCACGCTCTTGAGGTAGGAACCAACAAAAATGTCAGTTGGTACCTCCCCATTTGAGTTATCCCAACAGTTTTTCAGTAAGCCCTTAAGAATGGATGCTACTAAAGCGGTTCCAGAAGTCTGAGCGGTTACGGTGGTAGATTTAGAGATAGCCTGAAGGATACCCTTCATTTTAGGAGCAGTACCACTGGCTCCTGAAACCAAAGTTGACCTTACAAGGTCAAACTCAGCAGCATTACCCCATTCTACAAGGGCTTTAGTAGTTTGTCGGGTTAACTCATCCTGCTGGGTGTACTTATCAACCCATCTCTGAGCAAAGGACACCCTAATAGGAATAGCAATGAACTCAACTATATTCTGGACTTTAGTAGGAGTGGTAGTGGACAGATATGAATAATCTGCCGCTTCCTCCACCGCTTGTGAACCAGCTGTTCTTAGAGTGTCAACCAGTGTGGTGTGAATCGTATCAGTTGCTTTCGTTTTCCCTAAGTTCTGAAGGAACCAGGTTTCTTTGGCTGTCAAAATCTCAACCAAAGGCAAAACTGATTCCTTTCGGCTCTCATCTCCGTAAGTTCTTAAGATATTGTCTGCTGCCATTGTTCATTACTCCTCGCTGAGCCACTCTCTAACAAGAGCTTCCTTAGCATCATCGGTAGGAGCTTTTTTGATTTGCTCCACCAACTGGCTAAGTTTAGCTATTTTAGAGGAGCTCAAGCGAGGCTTACTTTCCACTCCTATATTTCGTTCTTCTTTTTTGAGTTTTTCGGCTTCCAACTTGGAGTCAATAAGGTCTTTGAGGCGTTGCTCATAAGCCTCTTCAAGAGAGGTTCCACTATATGAGGCAAAAGAGCGAATAACATCCAGATACGGCTCTGCTTCTGGATGTTTTTTTAGAAACTCTATTGCCTCTAACCTCTCTTTAAGGTCGGCTACTTCTGATTTTTCTACATCCGCCTCAAGCTCCTTCGCAAATTCCTGCCCCTCTTCAGAGGCAAGGAATTCATCCGCTTCCTTCTCTATCTCTTGCTGAAGCTTATCATAAGCTTCAGCTTTCTTTCTCAATTCAGCAATCGCTTGGTCTCCTACTAATTTCTTAAGATTTTGATAGTGTTTCTCAAAATCTTCTTTAGTTTTAATGTCCTTCCTTCCAGTTAACTTCTGGAAGTACTCCGCCTCTGAAAGAGTATCAGCAGGAGAAGGAGAATTCTCCAAGTTGGTCGCCTCGGAAACATTCTCCTCTCCTTCTGCAGAGCCGAGCTCCAGCTCTTCAGAGTCGGAGACGGAGAGTTTGTTTTCCTCCATAGTGTTGTGAAGAACTTAACCGCTCTATTAAGGGAAGAGCAACACCCCGACCTTTAATATTCAAAAGTAATTTCTCTTAATCTTTTAAGAATGTTATCTTCTTCGCTTGCTATTTTTCTTTGAAGTTTCTCTAATTCTCCTGCCTCCCATACATCAGCCAACGCACCCTCAATAATATCTATTGCCATTTTTCTCGCTAATGCTTCATCAATGTTTTCAGAATTTATATCCCTTACCGTATCAATCGTATTCAAATACCAAGCCAATTTTTCTAAAAACCATTTGGTTGTTTCATCTTTTAACCACTTTTTTATTGATTCTTTGTCTGGTTTTTTTCTCATATTTTTAATGTTTTACGACAAATCGCAACAGCCAAGGATTTCTTACTCATCTTTTTATCTCGCCTCCTTCTATATGTCTTTTGAAATGAAGGAGAATTCAAAACCTTTTGGACACATCTATCCAATTTATCCCAATATTTCTTTGGAATCCCTTTATATGGCATATTATTTTTTTCTTTTTTTAGTTCTACGCCACCATTTAGGGTATCTTAAACCTCCTTTTCTACCTTTTGCAATTGATTCCTTTCGGGTTTGGTCTAAATATGTTCTTAAGATGTTGTCTTGCATTATTTCTTTTTTCTTCCTTTAACAGCTAATTGTTGAAATTTCTTTTTTCCATAAGCTCTCCTACCAATAGCAGCACAGATTGCCTTTGCTCTTTCAGTAGATAAATTTCTTCCTTTTTTCTTATAAAAGGCTTTTACTTTTCTTACACAAGCTTGAAACCTTTTTCCTGACCCTAATGGTGCTTTCGCAAATGCTTTACCTTTTTTTGCCATATTTTTTATGTTCCCACTTTAGGAATTGGACGACCGACCTTTTCCATAGTTGTTTCTTCTCCAACCGTTTCAGTCTCCTCTAAAGGTCTAACGGTTGGAGTAACAGCTTCCCTTGCGGCTGGAATTTTCATTGTTTCTTCAATTGGTTTAAGAAATCTTGAACCTCCTAATCCCATTAAATCCAATATCTCTTTCACGATAGCATCAGGGTCAATATTCACTCCTGGTAATCTTGAGTAAGCCATCAAAAGGTCATTTAATTGTCTTACCATCACCGCTTTATTAAATGCTTCATTTGTTACAAACACCTGAACTTCATATTGCCATTTCTTCAAAAGTGCTCTTTTAATTTTCAAGTATCTTACTTTTTCTAATTTTCTTAAATTCTCTCGGTATATTTTCCTCAACCTCTCAATGTAATCTGCTGGAGGAATACCTTTTCCTTTAAGAAAACTATTTAGAATTGCTCTGTTAATCTGATAATTAATATAACTTTCATCTATTTCTTTTAATTCCTTTGGAGAACCAATAATAGAAATTATTTCTTCTTCTTTCATTGTTTCTAATAAAAGCGGAATAATATGTCTTTCAAATACTCTACTCAAAAACATTCCAAGATTTTCTTGTAATAAATCCATTCCGCTTCTCATTCCTCTTTCTTGTAAAACCGCTGTGGTTGCTGGTAAAGAAGCGGGCAATGTTTCTCCTCTTCCAATTTCCCAAGCCCCAGTTACTCTTTGGCTCCAAATATATCCTCTGTCCTCATCTTGATAAGATGCTGGTGAAGAAGGTGTCATTCTTAATTCTTCAATATCATCCATTCGGGTAACAGGAATGGCTCCTCCTGAAACTAATGAATTTAATAATTGTTGAGTAATACCTGAACCTTTTCTAATCTTAAACAATCCAGTTTGAGCAATCCTATTAAGGTTCATTCTTAAATTAACCACCTCATTAAGATAACTTTGAAGACCCAACAAAATTTCTCCAACCCCTCTTCCGTGCCATCTTCCAAACACTTTCCTGAATCTACATTCCTCATAAGGCTTAATTTTTCTCTCATTAATAGCAATTTTATGAACCACAGGATTGGTAAAAAGATTTGAAACTATTGCTACGGTTGGAACCCATATATTTTTATCTTCTTCTTTGCCCGTAATACACCATTTAGGTAAATCTCCCCATCTTTCATATATTTCTACATAAGGAACTTGGGTTCTTACAGATTTATCTATTCCCATTAACCTTTCAACATCAGTTTGCCCCTCAACATATTCAATGTTTTCCCACGGATATTCTTTTAGTTCAGAAAGTTTTAAAATATTTCTTTCTATTACTGCTCCTGCTTTTTGAATATTGTCTTCTGTAGGGTCTATTAAAAAGTTGTTCACATCAACTATTCGCGTCTTTATTGTCTGACCATCAATTGACTTATCATAACCTTTCAAAATTTTAAAAACGATGGTTCCATCAATACAAAATAGTCTTAATGCCTCATTAAGTATCTCTCCAAAATAATTTCGTTTCATAAAATAGTTCAAGAGATACCTCAACACTAAAGCAGCCGAAAAGCCGTTTTGGTTTGTTGCTCTAATTTGAATATCTACACTATCTAAATCAATATTCTTAACGATGGTTTCTACTATATCTTCAGTTAAAGGAACAAAAATTTTTTTCTTTCCCGTCACTTCATCTTTCTCGTTATCATATTTCCCTAAATAGTTCTTGCGAGCTTTTTGAATAATTCCATTTTTACCTAACATTTGATAGCTTACTTTTTCAGTAACCCAAACTCTACCATCTTGCCATTCGGTGGCTTCGGCTTTCATTATATTGATTACTTCTTCTTCTTGAGGGGTTGGTTTATATCTCATAATTTTATTTGGTTTTTTCGTCTTTTTTATTTTCTGACTTTTTAATCTCTTCAATTAAGTTAAGCATTCCTAAAATTTGCTGTTGCCGATTCATTAATTGTTGTAAAAGTTGTTGGTTTTTGTTGTATTCTTGAATTAATTCTTGTTTTTTTGTTTTTAAGTCCATAAAATACTATTGCTACCCTTTGATGGTTGAAGAGCCAAAATTGGCTTTCCATCAAAAGATATTCTTATTGGTTTTGACCTTTTGAGTTTTATTGTCCAATCCACAGGACTATCTATTGTGACCTTCGCTTGATATGTTTCGTATCCAGATTTTTTAATTGTTATTGTGAAGGGGTTTTGGTCTTCGCCTGTTGGATAGACATATCCTCCGCTTCCAGCATCATCATAAGTTATATCCCACAACCGAACAATAACTTTCTCATTTATTTCTCCGTTAGCGTCTGTCTCGATGTTTTCTAATGTGGTTTCAGTTTCTGGGTTGGATATTACGCCGTCTTTGTTTTCAATAGTCACTTTCGCTCCTTGGATTGGGTCTCCGTTTTCATCAACAACTTTGATTTTTACAGTATTTACTCGCCATAACTGGAGGTTTCTTGTTCCGTAACCGCTTGGGAAGTTCATTCTTACTTTGTCGTTATCGAATTCACAGTCTTCACATACAGCGATAACTGGCGTGTAGATAACCCAGTTAAAATTTAAATGAACTATTTCATGATGCATCTTAAATCTATATAAAACATTATTTGTAGAATATCCAAGAGCATTTGCCTTGTTTCTCATCGTAACATAACCAACCTCACAATCTTCAAACTTTGCTGGAGGCACCGCCCAACCCGTTCCATACCACAAAGTTAATTGCATTGACTTATCTACAAAATTTTTCAACCCCACATAGTTATTTGGATTTCCATTCACGAAGAAACCTGTTGCTTCGGATGTTGAGAGACTATTAATCATGCCCGATGACGGGTAAAATGGATACCATATTCCTCTTTTTCTTGCAGGTGCATCTTCATCTTCCATAAGCTGTAATCTTGAATTGTACATAAGAAATTCTCCACCCGATATGCTCCATCTCGCAAAATATCCACCAGAGTTATCTGCCATAGGAGATACAATAAATGTGCTACCTTTTAGTGGAATTCCCTCAATGGACGTACCAGCTCTGAAATGAAAGTCGCTACCAAATTTAAATTCCCCTCCATTAAGTTTTGTACAGTAAAAGATTTCTTTTTCGGTTAAAAAGTAAACCCCACTGTCGAGGTATATAGCATAGTTGGATATGAAAAGACCATTATCGTATGAAACCGTGTGGTTTTCCCTTCCGAAAGCCATCGTATCTAAATAAATGTTAGCTCCGCTCGGTCCTGAAATCCACCAATCAACACGAGGAACACCATACATAAACCCTCGGCTACGCAAATAAGAATCATCATAGTTTATATCATTTCTCAAGTCGATTTTTATTTCGGTCCAAGAACCGTTTGGAACATCCCAAGGACCATCATAAGTTGCCCATCTCCCTTCAGACCAAAAGTAAATTCTCACCTTGTCTATTGTTACACCATCTTGGTCTGCTCTAACGTAAAACCTCAGAAATTCAGACGATTCGAGCGTTTCCTCATTTGAAGTCCAGTAGTTGTATGCTCCCAAATCCCTCGTTACTCTAACCTGATT